ACGTGGACCCCATGAGTTCGGTGCTGCTGCAAAAGGTCAACGGCGTGATGCACGTACTAGACGAGATTGTGATCCGGCGGGCGACGACGAAGGACGCCTGCGCGGAGTTTCTCAAGCGGTTTCCGGATCATCGGGCTGGAGTGCAGGTATTCGGCGACGCTTCGGGCAGTGCGCAGCAGACGACGGGGCTATCGGACTTCGATCTGGTGCGCGAGTACTTCATGACGCACTCGAAAGTTCCGGTGAAGTACCGCGTGCCAAACTCGAATCCGCCGGTACGAGACCGGGTGAACCTGGTCAATCGCATGTTTCAGTCGGCGGACGGAAGGATCAGCGTGTTCGTGGATCCGAAATGCAAGGAGCTGATCAAGGACCTGGAGCAGGTCACGTACAAGGCGGACAGCATGGTGATCGATAAAGATCGCGACCGCGCGCGAACGCATGTTTCGGATGCATTGGGATACGCGCTGTGGCAGGAGTGCCGGCCGCAAGCTACGGTCGGGGAACGGGGAGAGGCGTTGCCGATATGGTGAACATTAACCGGGAACATCCCGAATACGTCGCGAAAAAGGCGATGTGGCGGCAGTACAAGGACCTTTACGCGGGCGGCGAGCGCCTGCGGGCGAATGCGGCGAATTACCTGGCGCGGAGGCAGCGGGAGCCCGCGACGGTGTACGCGGAGCGGCTGAGTCGGGTGTTCTACGAGAACTATATCGGCTCGATCATCGACTGGTATGGCTCGACGCTAATGCGGCGCGAGCCGATGTTGCAGTTCGAGGGGAGCGATGAACACGCCAAGTCGTTCTACAACACGTTCTCCGAAGACTGCGATCTGCGGGGCACGAACCTGCACGAATTTATCCGGCAGCGCTTTGTGCAGGCGCTGATTCTCGGGAGCAGTTACATCGCCGTGGATTTTCCGCGCGTGGGAGGCGAGGCACGCACGCGGGCGGAGGAGGATGCTTTGGGCCGGTCTCGCGCATACCTCCTCGAGTACGCCGCGGACGAGGTCATCAACTGGAACTACGATTCTTCGGGCGCGATGGATTGGATCGTCATCCGGACGGAGTGTTTGCGGCAGTCAAAGGTCACGGATGCGAAGTGGGAAAAGGAAACGCGGTGGATCTATTACGACCGCGAGCGGTTTGAAATCTATCGCAAGGCCGGTGAGACGGAAAAGATCGAACTGCTCGATTCAGGCGTTCATGGACTGGCGGCTCTGCGTCGCGTGCCTGTGTTCGAGATGAAGGTCAGCGACGGGCTCTGGCTAATGAACAAGGCGGCGTTGCTGCAGATGGAGCATTTCAATAAGTCGAACGCCCTGGCATGGGCTCTGCATATGGGGCTGATCGCGACTCCGGTGATTTATTCGGAGAAGGAGTTCAGCCAGATGGTCGGAGAGAGTTACTACATCCAGTTAGGCAAGGACGATAAGTTCGGCTGGACGGAGCCTGAGGGCAAAGTCTTTCAGGTCGCGACGGAGAATCTTTCGCGGCTGAAGGACGAGATCTACCGGGTATGTTACCAACTCAGCCAGGCGGCCGACCCAAGCGCCGGCGTTCGTATGAGCGGGATGAGCAAACAGCGCGACTTCAGCGTCACCGAGGAGGTTTTGCGGGCCTACGGCGACATGGTGAAGGAGACGCTGAAGCAGGTGCTGCGGGCCATGGCGGCCGCGCGACGGGACGATGTCGTGATCGATGTGATTGGGATGGATCAGTTCGACATCGGGGATTTTTCGACCGAGGTCGATAACGCGCGGAAGCTGCTGGATCTAGGGATCGGGTCGGAGACTCTGAAGCGGCAGATTTTTAAGAAGGTCGCGTTTCAGTATTTATGCGATGCGCGGCAGGAAGTTAAGAATCGGGTCGCGGCGGAGATTGATGGCTCGGTTCCACCGCAGAGACGCTGAGACTTGGAGAAAACGCAGAGTTTTAGGAGATGGGGCGTAGTGTGTTTGTGCGTTGGCGCTGAGGTTGGTGAGGGCTTTGGATTGAAAAACGTGAGGGCGCAGAGGAAGCAGAGACACCGATGCGGCTTCGCCTTCGGATGATGTGCGGCCGAGCTTCGCTCGGCTTCTGTAGGCCGGGAGGCCTACACCACTGGCAGGCCGGAGGCCTGCGTTACGGGAGGGTTATGGAAGGAATCGATATTAACGCGATTGTGCGGCAGGCCGTGCAGGAGTACGCAAATGCCGAGCAGGCTAAGAGCGAACCAGCTTATAAGGTGGAGCTTGTCGAGGAGCGGAAGCGGCGCGAGGCTCTGGAGAAGCGGCTGAACGAGCTGGTTGAGGAGAACCGCCGGGCGCGGCAAGTGGCCGAAGAGGCCGACCGGAGCGCAGCGGTTCGGGCCGAGCTGCAGCGGCTTGGCGTGTCCAAGATTGATCTGGCATTCAAAGCCGTGCAGGACGGAATTGTGCGGACCGAGGACGGCCGGCTGGTGGCGCGAACGGAGACGGGCGAGACGCCGGTCAAGGATTATCTGACCTCATTCGTCAACGACAATCCCGAGTTTCTGCCGGCGCGAATCGCTGGTGGGGCGGGCATGCCGTCGCACCTGAGGGCTCCGGAAACGAACCGAGAGCCGGTGGAATTCGAACGGATCCGGCCCGGAATGAGCGCCGAAGAGATGCAGCGCGTGCGCGAAGAGATCGTGCGCGTGGCGTCGAAAACCCTTCGGGGGATGTAGACAGAGACGGGCAAGACCGGTTGCCCCGTGTAAAAAACCAAGGAGAAGAACTGAGTGAGTGCAATAACTTCGAGTAATGTCGCGAACGCGATTGTGAAGCTGGTGGCGGCCGATGCTTTGCCGGTGCTGGTCGGGAATCTCGTGATGGGGAACCTGGTCAATCGCGACTACGAGCCTGTGCTGGCGCAGGCCGGCGACACGGTAAACGTTCCGATTCCGCCGACGATGGTGGCGAACAACATCGCCGAGGGCGGAACGGTGCAGACGCAGAATCCGAGCCTGGGCAATGCGCAGATCGTGCTCAACACGCACGCTGAAGCGACGTTTCAGATTCCGGATGTGACCAAGGTTCTGGCGGTGCCGGATCTGTTGAAGATCTACATGGAGCCGGCGGTGGCGGCGATCGCGCAGAAGATCGAGAGCGACCTGCTGAACCTGTATGCCGGTTTCACGGCCAATGCTCCGGTGGGTACGCCTGGCACGCCGATTACCGAGGCGGTCATCGACGCCGCAGAGACCGCGCTGTTCCTGGCGAAGGTTCCGCCTTCGGAGCAGAAGTTCATGGTGGTGGATGCGGCCACGTATTCGGCCTGGCGGCAGATTCCGCGGTTCAGCGAATTCCAGACGGCGGGTGACGCCGGACTGCGGTCGCTGATCGACGGCAGCGTCGGGAAGATCAAGGACTTTTTCGTATTCCGCTCGCAGTTTGTGCCGAAGACGGGTTCGAGCCCGGTGACGACTCACAACATCGCTTTCACGAAGAGCGCGATCGGCCTGGTGATTCGCCGGCTGCCTCAGCCTCTTCCGGGTACAGGCGCGATTGCCGAGTACGCCGATTTGGGGAATTTCGGGGTGCGCGTGCTCATGAGCTACCAGCCCGATACGCTGGCGCAGCAGTTCACGGTCGATGTGCTGTATGGCTGCGGCGTGCTGCGGAATTCGGCCGGCGTCCAGGTGAATACGTAGAAAGTCGGAGGGGCGGGCGGGGCGGCTGGCTGATGGGCTGGCGAGCTTCGCTCGCCTTGTGCAGGCCGGGAGGCCTACACCACGAGGCAGGCCAGGAGGCCTGCGTTACGGCGGCGCAGGTGATGGTGACTTGGGTGGGAGGAAAGCAGAGGACGGTATGGATTTGAGGGGTTATTACCAGAAGATTCGTGAGTTGGAAGCGAAGATCACCGATGAATTTCCGGTGGTGGTGAGCAACGGCACTTCCGATGGCGGCAAGGAAGGGCAGAAGACGGAGACGACGCGCCGGCTAGCAGCCAAGATGGTGGTCGAGGGCCAGGCGCGCCTGGCGACGCCGGAAGAGACCGCGGAGTTTCGCGCCGGGTTGGCCGAAGCGCAACGACTGGCGGATCGGGCGGCCGCGGCGGCGAATCTGACGGTGTCGGTGCTTTCGACCGCGGAACTCGAACAGCTACGGGCCGAAGCGCGCAGGAACACGAAAGGCTAGGCACGT